TGCAACCTCTTCTGTAACTTCTTCAACCACGGCATCTGCCTCTGGAGCGACCACAACATCTTCAACTACATCAGTCTTTTCAACTTTTGCTTTTGCTTTTGTCATAGGACTTACCTCCTTGTTAATCTTAGAAGTATTAATGCCTTTAGCACTATCAACTAAGAATTTTATCATTTCTATTTTTTCATTATCCGTTTTTTCAACGAACCCTATATTTTCCATTGCTTCTCCAGAAGTTGGGCTGACTTCGGATTCATTTTCTGAAACCATAACGATACCAGATTCTTTATCATAAAAAACATTTTCTAATACTGTTTCATCTGCTTTAATAACATCTACGCCATCAACTTTTTCAACAGAAACAATATTTGCAAATTGATTTGCTGGTGAATCTACAAGACTTAACTCTACCAAATCATATTGCTTAATAATTCTAATTTGTGTGTCTGACTTTTCATCATATCCGTCATCCCACTTATTCATTCTTCCGCCAATAGAAAAACCAGCAAGAGTTCCATCTAGAACTTTTTCCCAAGTATCTTGTGCACCCTTTGAAACATATGCAGATACAAATACTCCATTATAGAATTTCTTTGTTTCTGGATCAAAGTACTTTTCTGCTTTGAAGTCTACCATCTTGCCTACTGCTAATGGCTGATGCATTTCTCTAATGTTCCCACGGAATTTTGCAAATGCTTCCATGGATGCTTCTGCTGTTACAATATCATTTTGCTTATCAATGTTATCAAGGGACGCAAAACCAGATACGGTACGTCGCTCTTTGTCTACCTTGCTAAAAGGCATTGAAAGACGCAGATTGTCCCCATCTGAATTCCAATGGGCCTTGGATATATTGCTCACCATCATATTATAAACCCCTTTTAACAATTATATCACAATGTGGACAAATCGGGCATTAGGGAGTTTTTCTTCCCTCTCCCTTTGGGCCTCTTCCAGCAACTGTTGATGTGCTGTCTGAATTATTATTTGTTCGTTCCGAATCTCTTGCTCTTGTTGTATTTGCCTCTGCTGCTGCAGCAGGCTTGAGTTCAAGAACTTCATCTCCACCCTCACGCTGTGGCATATCAAGAACAACACGTGCCTCATTTGGAGTCATGATTTGATTTTTGACATAGCGTTCAAGAATTTGAGACTGAGCAATTTCATCTGTAAGGGTGAGTTCATTAAATGTAAACTCAAGAATATCTGTCTTTTCTCTAATGACTTTATTGATCATTTTCTCAAGTTGTCGCTGGGCTGGTCTTGCTACCTGCTCCTTAAAGGTGCGATCCTGTGCAAGTGCTGCTGCAATAGATCCAGAATCGCCACCTCCAAGTTTAGATAGTGGCACTTGATGTGCTACCAGGATATCATCACGGTTTTGTTTACGATACTCTTTAAATGAGCCGTCTTGTATACCGTCTTCGATGGGATCCATCTTGAATTCAACTTTATTTGTATCGCTATCTCCTGGTAGTGGAATATATAGCGTTCTGTGTGATTGACCTTTTAGACTTGTCTGTAAGAATCTAAACATCTTATCTTCTGCGTCACTTGATAGTTTAGCACCCTTTAAAGTAATAACATATCTTGGCACTGCCTTGTTAGCAAAATAATCAATATTGTACTGAGACGCAAGAGAATCTCCATGTAGAGAATTTATTGCAGACATAATATCTGGCACACCATAAAATGTATTTAATGGTGAGTATTGTTTAAAATGAATAATCTCATTTGGTCTTGCATCGGTAGTTAATGGATTCTGATTCTTTGCACCAAAGTTACGGAAGTAAACAATCTTATTTCCAATAATCTGAACATATCCATCTTTAATTCTTCTAACTCTCATAGTTGTGGAAGGAATATGTCCTACATATCCAATCTCTCCACGAGTAGTTCTGCCAATTTCTAGATATCCGTTACCTGTAGACTGTAGGTCTGTGTAAACTTTTTCCATTGTTGCAGTAAAAGAATCGTCATCATTTAATGACTCTAGCCAGTCTCTTACTTCAATCTTTGCTCTTTCAATTCTCTTACGTGCTTTTTGTGTAGCACTGTTATCTTCTGAAGATTCAAGCCTTAACATTGTTCTTGGAGAAACCTTGAACTCATATCCAAGTCCAACAATGTTTTCTACCTTGGCATCGATTGCTGCGTGGTTTGCAAATGATGTGTCATAGTAGTTTGCCAATTCATAAAGGTTCCATGGTGGTGTGATAACATCAAACATTCCATAGCCGTTTACATATACTAGGCCTGGGTTTATTTCTTTTGACTGTGCTCCGTCAATACCGCTTTTTCCAGCAAGTGCTGCTGTCGTGTATTGGGTTGTTGGCTCAACCATTTTTGTTGAAGTTCTACTTATACGTCTTTTAAAATTTGCTTCTAGTCCATCAAGGCCTTTTAGAGTATCCCAGTTTCCGTTAAAAGGATCTGATTTTGAAAACAAGTCTTCTGCTCTATTTGATTCATCAATACTTGCTCCGATGATGTATTCGTTATCTTCTGACATTAGTCTTCCTCTCCATAAAGAGCGATTGTGTCTTTGGCTGCTTGAACAGCACCAAGATCGTTTAGGTTTGGAAGAAGTCCAGACTTCATACGATCTACTTGTTCAGAATATTCTTCTTCTGAAACCCTTGTTAACCCTGGAACAAATACGCAAGTTCCGTCTCCTGGATCTCCATAATACATTGCAGTCTTTTTTAATTCTGCCATTCTAGAAATATCATTTTTGTCTGAGGGAATGTTTAGAACAGAGCCATTTCCGTCTGTAAACCACTTGCCATTTGCCTTTTTGTATACATATAAACCCCAGTCATAGTTCTTTTCAATGACTTGGCGTCTTACATTCTTTACAATTGGTTGACCAGTTTTTGGGTCTATTAGTGAATCCATAACCACAAGTATACCATACTAGATTGCACTTAGGGTTTGCGCTGACCAGCCTACATCCGTAGCAATTAAATAATCATAATCTTTTAACGTAAACATGGAATCTGAATCAATAATAACCTTATTTGTTCCAACATAACTCTTATAAATATCAGAAGGGTCTACTCCGTAGTAAGATTTTGAAGAAAGAACAAGAACTCCGTTCCATAATGCTGGGTACCAAAAAGTCCATGGGTACTCTCCTTGGGGAGAATATCTAACTCTAAACCAAAGTCTTTTATTTGTTTTTTGAACTTCTTGTAGGTTTGTTGATTGATAATAAGAAATTGTGTTCATCATCAATGGACCGTTTATGTGAAGATATCCAGGAGTCCCATAGAAGTAAAGTAGTTCTGGGAAAGATATTCCAAGAAATGCCCACTCATCTATAGAAATAACTGGATTTGAGACAAGGGTTCCATTTAGATAAAATCCAACCCCATCCTCAAGTGCTCCAGTCTTTGCATTTATAGCATAGATCTTTGCACGACTACCATCTGGATTATTTGCAACTAGATAAAATTTAATGTGCTTGTTTGAAGCCTTAATCTCAAACACTTCAACTTCTGAAAAAGGAAATGTATCATCTGAATATTTAATGCATGCCTGAAGAACCATAAGGTTATAGTCTGCAGATTTTGTTTTATTAAGTGGTATGGAAATACCACGATTAATATTTGGGTTGTTTTGCCCTCTTAGTTCGATACCGCTTCTTTTTGTTAGGTATAGATATGGAGAACTTCCTTTGTATATGGAGAATGGGTTATTAGATTTGTAGTCATAATAACTTCCAGTCTTTGTATAAGGATACATTGGTATTCCAAATCTTGTTCCTACGGCATTTGGAGATGTATCGTTTAATGCCTGAGAAGAGTATTGCAAAAATTTAAGCATAGGCTTTTTTATTTTAGAATCTTTAATAAAAAAGTCAAGATGTGTAACGATAGATATGTCATTTACGCTTGATGATTTTGGAGGATAGATGATTGAGTTATTAACAACTTCATACTTTGTATTTATCCAGTCTGTGTCTGGATAGATAATTCCATCTTTAGCAATAGACTGAGTATTTTCAAAAAACAGATCAGGCTGATTATAAGAGGATGAGGAAAATTTAAAAGATATATATGACTTTAGTATTGAGTCTGTTGTGTCATAGGTATAAGTTTTAACTGCGTTATTTTTTAAATCATCATAATCATCATATCCAGTATAAAGATGATTATCTAATGAAGAATATTTCTGTGATATTGGAATTGAATATGTTTCGTATAAAGAAGCAATTGTTTCTGTTGTTCCTTCTACTGACACTCTTTCTCCATATTTCCAAAAACCCAAAGAAGTCTCACTCTGTTTTAACTTGCCTGGTGAATCGTAGTCTATATTAAACTGAATAAAATCAAGATTATAATATTCATCTCCTCTTGCATCTTTAACATATGTTGCTAAATTTGATAACGGTATTGAGTCTTCCCAATATCCATTAATATCTATACCTAGCCTAAAGGAATCAAAATCTTGTTTTGGAAGAATTGTGCAACTTGCCATGTGGCTTAAAAGCCTATTGCCTGTAAGCGATGAATAGTTTATGGGTAAGCCAGTTTCATTAAAAAGATCTTTTATCTTTAATGCATTTCTTGCATTACAAAATCCAAAAGCATATATATTTCCAGTAAAAGTGTTAACAAATGTTTTTGTTCCTCCAACATAAAGAGAAAGAGACCCAATATTACCAAAAAAAGAAGAAACGTTCTGTGCATAGTAGTTAGATAAAACCCTGATGTCTATTCCTACAGAAAAAATATCATTAACTGAAATATTGTTTGTAGACGTATACAGAATTTCTTCTTGTCCACCATAGTTAAGGCTGTACCTAACTCTACTGCCAACAAAATCTATTGAAAAATAATTACCAGAAATATCATCACTAATTTTAATTAAGCATTGAGTTCCTTCTGCTGTCTTTGCTTTAAATACTCCGTAAAGAATGTTAACTTCATCATTTAAAAAACTCAAAGAGTTATATCTTAAATATCCATTTTCTAAAGCCCAATCATTTGTTGGTCTAAACGTAATAAAGTTTTTAGACTCATTCTGTTCTGGTAAACATGAGGAAAAAAGACTTGATTCTGTTTTACTAGATAAAAATATTTCAGGAAGAGGATATTCTGGAACTGTCAACTTATTGTTATTAACAGAAAGATTATTTGAAATTCCTTGCGACCAAGTTCCAAGAGATGGGTATGAATAATTGTTTGCATAATTAGCAAAAGCATAGTCTACATAAACTGAAGAACCGCTATAAGCAGTATTAATATTTTCTGGAAACTCAACTCCTTGTCCATAGACAAATCTTATCTTTCCAAGTTGATCGGATATCTCGTATGGATAAAGCCCAACACAGTCAATAGAAATATTTGGAATATCCTCATATGCGTAAAAACCAATCCAGTCTTGGTCTTTACCATTTAAATCAAGTTTATTTTGTGGAACATAAGATTCTTCTGTCAATAACACATCTATAACCTTTTCTCCATTTAGAGATAGTGTTGCTCTGTTCTTGCTAACAAAAAAATGAAACAGCATTGGTCTTCCCCACTCTGCAACATAGTGAGTTTGATAGTTAGATCCAATCTTAATGCCAACAAAATTTCCATCAACATAGATTCCATCTTCAGAGTTTAATGGTCCAACAATTCTTTTTCTATCGTATGTTTTAGAATTAATATTTGCCCAAAACTCTAGAGTATACTGATTGTTTTTACCAGACTGGTTTAAAAATCCGTTTGCAGGCAAGATTAAGGATGGGCTGCCATTATTATAATAAATTTGAGTTGAGTTTTGTGAACCATAAACAATAGGAACTCCAAAGTTTTTTGCTTTTAAATTCATTGAGCCATTAAGCAAATAGTATCCTTTTTGATCTGATCTAGAATACGCAAAAGCCTCAATACCTTTTGTAATGGTTGTAGATATTGTTGTAGGTACTGTTACTACAGAACTACCTAAAGATTCTGAACTAAACTCTTCACACCATTGTCCGAAACTAAAACCATTAATTAAAACCTCTATATTGCTGTTACCTCCATCACCAAAATAATCAATTTCAAAGACAAGTCTTACTGTCACGGCGTCATCTGGAATTCTAAAGGTTTCTCCGATAAAAAGCCAAGAGTCAGTTATAGAGGTCTCAAAAGATTTTAATTTTTTAACAACTGTTCCAGAAGCCTCATCATTATATTCATAACCAATTGAGAATGTAGAAGCATTTTGGCTTAATGATTTAAAGTATGTTCCTACAGCAAAAGTCTTTAAAGATTGATCAAGTTCTTTAAAGTTTTTTAAATCCTTGCTAACATATCTTGTTATTCCTTTAGCGTTTATGGCTAGTGGTCTTGCTTTTATTTTTGTTACAATACTTGAAGGGAATGGAGCATCTTCTGTTACAAACAAGGTTTTTTGACTAGAGTCTATATTTTGGTCAGGATCTACATCCCAAAAGTTTAAACCTCTTTGTATTTCTGAAATTTGAGAAACGTAATCTGCTTTGTCATCTAAAGACCATAGGACAGTCGGTTGCTGTGCAAACACTTTTTCTGCATATAAATTTGAAGCAATAGACATAGGTCCTCCTAGTCTATTTTATCATACAATGCGGGTAAACCAACGTGGTGTTGTGTATCGTATTCCATCTTGAATTCCCCGAACTCCGTGCACATAGTCTGGATTGTCTGGGAAGCAAAGAAGATCTCCTGGCTCAGGCTTATGAGATATACCTAATGCTGGGAAATATATATCTCCACCAGTATAGTCGTCATTAAGATAAAGAATTGTTGCAATATCATTTGGTCTATTCATATCATAATGCTCGTGCATGCCCTCACCTGGAGTAAACTTTGCAATATGTGTTTTTTCATCTAAGAAAGGCTGAAATGGCCCTTCATAATTTTCAAGAACAAAATCATAAACCTTTTTAGCATACTCTTGCAAAACATCTAAAGAAGACTGATCATTTCTTTGTATTTCGTGATATGTATGTACTGTAAACTCTTTTTCGCCATTTCCATACTCAGTAAAAAGAAGTGTATGTGCTTTTGAGTATTCTGTAATAGACATTGCCAAATTCTTTGGCATAAACTCTTTTACATATATTACTTTTGATTTTAAATCTTCCATTATTTCACCTTAATTTCGCAATAGTCTGTTGTGCAATATGCTTCACCCTGAGCCTCAAGATTATCTACACCGTCGTAAATTGCTCCAAAGTCAATGTGCTTCAATTTGCCAATATAACCATTATACTCCTCTTCAGTAATCTGAGTATATGGTTGCTGAGGATATGTATGATTTCCCATTGGTAGGAACGAAACAGCCTTCAATTGCCCTTCGTACATATGTAGTGCTGGAGCAACGTGCTTTGATTCTGTTTCCTTGTCAAAAGATAGTGTTACAGAAACTCCATTGTCTGACCAGTACTTCTGAGCAGTTGCAGCAAGGGCAATCTTTTCAAATAATGTTACATCCTTTTCAGAACGTTTTTGTCCTGACTTAATTGGGAAATAAACTACAGATGTATTTGCTGAGACTACGTCTTTTTCAACGTTATAATTTGCTGCCTTGAATAAATGCAGCATTGGATCTGTATCACCAAAACGGACTGCACGTAAGAAGAATTCTCCTCCAGGACCCCAGTGAACTCCAGGAGTTGCACCAGAAAGAATTGATACTGATCCTGATGGCTTAACTGTTGTTACACGAATTGATTCACGAACACATAGCCATTCTGAATACTGGTGATCATAGTGACGGATCTTGTTATACCCTTCATCCATCCATTCACGAACTGCTGGCAAACCTTTTTGATCTGCAAATGATGCAATACCAGTAAGGGATGTACCAATACGACGATTACGTTGCATGATACCGTTTGTTTGTGGCCAGTGTGTTGGAAGAAGAGTGACAGTCTTGCCATATAGGTAAGCAAACTTTAATGTCTTGAGGAAGTCCTCCTTAGATTCATGACGATTCAAGTGCACTTCTACAAGTGTACATAATTCATATGACTCTAATGGCTGCTCCGCACAAGGATTAAAGCCCATAACACGATAGTCTTTTCCATCTGCGGGATCTGCAAGACGACCATAATTACGAGCAACATCAAGCCAAATAAATCCTGGCTCTCCATTGTTAACAATTAGATCAGTATATTTTTCATATTCCATTCCAACTGTTGCAGAAATTGAGTTATTTGACATCCAAGCCCAACCTGGATTTTCTGGATCAAAAGAGTTACGCTCTGGAAAAACTTCAGCATTTTTAAGATTAATAAAATCTTCGTCTCCTGCTGCTCCTAAAGCAAGAGTTGCAGAACGACGAACATTGCCAGAAACAACACATGTACCAATAAGGTTAATTATGTCTGTGATAGCACGAGAATCTAAGGTTTCTCCTACTCTACCGCCAATTACACGATCTACCTGTGTATGTAGTTGAATAAGGGGTGCTGGACCGCTGGCGACCCCTCCAAAGCCTTTAATGGGTGCTCCTAGAGGTCTGATAAGGTCGTAGTTAAACTTTTGAATAGACTGATTTGGTCTTAGGTAAGAATTAAGAAGAAGTCTTACTGATTCAACCCAGCCTTCACGAGTGTCTGGAATTTCGAACACCTGTTCTGGTTCTGTTGGAGCAGAGATTAAGAAATTCTTTTCCTGTCCTACTGTATCAAACCCTACTCCGATACCAAGCATCAAAGCATCCATTACCCAAGCAAACAAGGCTCCTGGATCATTCTTATCAAGGTCCTTTGTAGAAACCATTGCACAGTTTTGGAGTGCTGCTGAGTTCTTCTTCTCCATTGTCATTGGTGTACCAAAAGTCCACATACCTCTTCCTGGTGGTGTCCACTTTAGTTCAAACATTCTTTGGAATGCTTCTTGTGCAGACTTCTGAGCCTTGTAGTCATTCCATGGTAGACGGTTTTCTTTAGCATGGTTCTTTTGAACTGAATACATACCCTCGATTACACGACGACAAACTTCGTGCCATCTTTCCTTAGTTCCATCTTCTTTCATGCGAGAATACGTACGAATAAAAGTAATTTCTCCAAGTGAATTTTCTGCTGCATCCTTAAACCCGAATGGGCTTTCTTGGCTCTTGTACTTTTCTACGAAGTCCTCTGGAAGTTTAAAACTAAAAAAATCTGACATTTGTATCGTCCTTTCAAAAACGGATTAAGGTTTAAGTATACCAGAGTTTTATAAAAAGCAAAACTCTACCTTAATGTGTAGTTGAGAGTTAAGAAAAACTCATACCTCTATCATGAGAAATAGGAAAACATCTTTCACAATAAGACTTTGATGCACTTGTAACTGGACAAGATTTAGTAACAACCTTGTGACCAAAAACAAAACATAAAATCTTTTTAGATATTAAAGTTCTACCCATAGTGAATCTACGCCAAGACTTTTTGGACAAATATCATATGCAATAGTGATTCTGCTTTTTTCACTCCACCATAAATCTCTTGTATGAGGGTGACCAGTTTCTGAAACAATTGCTCTATTGTTAATATTAACATTGTCAAAATCTTTAACTCTATCAATTTGATAAAAAGTTACAGATGGTTCTGCATTGACACAGTAGTAACCATGAAAAACTGGAGCGCCTTGTCCACCCATATGGTCATGAAGATTCATCTTTACAGAAGACTTATCTGGATTAGCAGCAAGCCATTGCTCTTTAGTTCCAGGAAGCATTTTCTTGTCAAGGTTGTACCAACCCTTAATCGCATAGTTCTGCTCATTAAAATCAATACCGTAGTAAGCAGATGCCTCAAAGACCAAGTCTCTCAGGGTGTCTTTTAGTTTATCTAATCCTGGGTGACTATATGTGTTTTTATCAAATATATTATAGTGATGAGCCAGTTGTGTCGAAGGCCCATGATCTTCATCTACTCCAACTAGTTCTTCTTTTGGAATAAAATCTCTTTGTCCTGCAACCATCTTTTTTTGATCATCAGCAAGGTAATCAAATAAAGAATCTAAATCATTATCAATAATCTTATCAAAAAACTTATGTGGTGGTTTAGACATTGCTATCATGATAATGGGATCCAATGCTGCTCTTGGCCCATACCGTGAGTAATTAGGTCTCTTAGTGGAATAACATCATATGCAACAGTAATTCTTGGACCTTCCCAGTCCCAGTCAGCCATAGCATGTGGGTGACCCATTTCAGAAAGAATTGCCCTATTGTCAATGTTAACATTTTCAACATTCTTATCAAATACACGATAGTGTGTTGTAGATGGAGCAGCCTTTACACAATAGTATCCATGGAAGTTTGGGGCACCTTCTGGACCATGATCGTGCCAGTCTAGTTTTCCTTTACCTTTGTTGGTAATGTTAAACCATCCTTGAAGCATATATTGGTTTGCATTAAAATCAACACCATAATAGTCACATGCTTCTTTTGTCATATCGCCAATTGCCTTGTATAGGCTATAAAGTTCTTTACTGTGAAATTGGAAAACATTATATTGTCTCCACTTCATTGTTGAAACACTGTTTGACTGCTTCCATATTTCATTTTCTCCAACTGGAGTTACGCCAATAATTTCTGCTTTTTGAATTTTAGTATATCGATCTTGAAGATCTGCTGACAACTTGTTTAAATCATTACCAAGAAATCTCTCAAAAAACCTATGAGGTTGTGGAGACCTGCTTGTACTTTCCACCATCGGTGGGTAGTTTGAATTCATATTTTTCCCCTATTCAACTAGTAAATAAAGTATATCACATGCTACGCTTGTGGTGTTTGAGTCTGGTCGTACCAGTCTTTACCATCATGTGTAAGCGAGTGCTCGGTGAAGAATATGTCATAAGGCTCACAGTTAACTGTAATAACATTTACTGGGAACTCAAGAGTTTCAAGTTCAGTAACAGGTGCCCATGCTCCTAGAGAGTAATCCCAAACCATATCTGTTTGAACTATATTTTTAGCCCATTCAAATGTTGAAACTCCTTCTCTTTGTACAAGAATTAAGTGGCTTGGAGAGAATGCATCTCCATTTAGTCTAATTGTTGTATCTGTAGCATGTGTATCTATCTTGTTAATTGTTGTTACAACTTCTTCTGCTGAAGACAGATCAAACTCACTAGACCAATCGTAGATTGTTGCTGTCTGTGTATCTGAAAGTCCTGGAAGAGATATAGACTTTAGTTGATCGCCAACATTAAGGTCTTGTGCTTCTTTAAGAGTTCCGTCAGACATTCTGACCTTAGTCTTAGGTCCAAGAGAGTAGTATCCTGGGCCACGTGCTGGTGAGAATCCAAAGACACCGAATGGTGAGAATCCAAAGACACCGAATGGTGAGAATCCAAAGACACCGAATGGTGAGAATCCAAATACTGAGAATGGTGAGAATGGTGAGAATCCGAAGACACCGAATGGTGAGAATCCAAATACGTAGAAAGGAGTAAATGTAAACACTGAAAATGGTGCTACAGGTGCAAACGTAAATACGCTAAATGGAATAAATGAGAATACTCCGAATGGGGCAAACGAAAACACTCCGAATGGAGTAAACGAGAACACTGGAGCAAATGAGAATACGCCAAACGGTGTAAACGAGAATACTCCGAATGGAGCAAATGAGAATACGCCAAACGGTGTAAACGAGAATACTGGTGTAAACGAGAACACTCCAAATGGAGTAAACGAGAATACTCCGAATGGAGTAAACGAGAATGTCTGAACAGAAGCAGAAGCGGTAGAAAGTTCTGACCATCCCTTTGAGTTATAGGCACGAACACGATATGTCTGTGATGTTCCTGCTTCTTGGTTTACGTTTATTGATGTTCCAGAAGTATAAACTGTCTTTCCATCTGATGATGTAATTTCATAGTTTGTTATTGCTGCTCCGCCATTATCTGCAGGGGCTAACCAAGATACGCTATCATAGGCTGCTCCAGTTGGTGAAGATGCTGTTACTGCTGTTGGAGCATCTGGAACTGTAATAGACTCAAATGATCCACCAACAAGTTCAGAAGAGTCTCCATAAGATGCGTGAACTGCTTTTATTTTCCAAGTGTAGTTTGTACCACCACGAAGTCCAGTTGCTATAAATGGTGAAGATGTTACCCCAGCAAATGTTTTAGTTCCATAAGATGCACTGGTTGCTGTAATGGTGTAAGATGTTGGGGTTGCACCGTAGGTTGGGGGTGTAAATGTAATTGTAAACTGACCACTAAAATATGTAAAACCAGAGTTAACTACAGAAACAATTGTTGGTTCTGTTGGGCTAATCGACTGATATCTTGGAACAGCCTTTGACTGCTTTCCTGCTTTACCACCTTTACGAATTGGCATTTATTTCCCCTTTTCCTATTTGTATTTTAATTATGCTGTTAGATCGCCTGAAAGAATCCAGATATTAGTATCACGCTTTGTTAGCGTTCCACCTGAGTACTGAGCACGAAGTTTTAGTCCTGGTGTACGATAAATTGTTACTCCTGCTCCCTCTGCAATTGTTGTCTGGCCTGTTCCCTTTTGGAAAACGTCAACAGATGTTCCTATTGGAAAGGCCACTGAAGAGTTTGGTGGAACAGTTATGCTTGTTGGGCTTGAACTGTTTGTTTCAACAACATTTGTTGCATCAGATAGAGCAAGTGTATAACTTGTTGTCTGTGTATTAAATGATGACAGTGTTGCTGAATCAAGTTCAGTCTTACTTGCCTTAAGAGCAAGAGCATTTGTAATTGTAGTTGAGAAGTTTGCATCGCTACCCAGCGCTGTTGCTAACTCGTTTAATGTATTGAGAGTTCCAGGTGCTGAAGCGACTAATGCTGCAATTGCTGAGTCAGCATATGCTGTTGTTGCTATCTGAGTATTATTTGTTCCTGCTGCTGCTGTTGGGGCAGTTGGTACACCAGTAAGTGCTGGTGATGCAACTGATGCCTTCAAAGCATCTGCAGTATCTACATATGTTTTAGTAGCCAAGGCTGCTGTATCAGCAATTCCGTGGATATCTGTAGTGTCTGTAGCATGTGATGACAATGCTGAATCAGAGTATGTTTTAGTAGCAAGTGCTGATGTATCAGCAATTCCATGAACGTTTGTTGTATCATCGTTGTGCGCTGTTAGTGCTGTTCCTGCTGCAGTTGCTGCTGCAGCAATAGCGTCTGCTTCTGCTGTATCAGCGTATGACTTTGTAGCAAGAAGTGAAGTATCTGCAATTCCATGAACATCAGTTGTACTTGTGTTATGAGATCCTACTGCTGAATCAGCGTATGTCTTTGTAGCAAGGGCTGTTGTATCAGCAATACCATGAACATCAGTTGTATCTGATCCGTGAGCAAGAACTGCTGCATCTGCCTTAGCCTGTGCTCCAGAAGATGTTTCAAGAACTGAGGTATCAGCAATTCCATGAACATTTGTTGTATCTGCTGAGTGTGTTCCAAGAGCAGTAGTTGCAGCGGTATCTGCTGCTGAAATAGCCTCTGACTTTGCAGTTGCTACATTTGCTGTAGTTGCAAGAAGTGCTGTGTCAGCAATTCCATGAACATTTGTTGTATCTGTAGCATGTGTTCCAATTGCTGTATCTGTATAAGATGCTGCTGTAGTTGTTGCTGCTGTCTCTGCAGCATCTGCTGCTGAATCGGCATAAGCCTTTGTAGAAAGAAGTGCTGTGTCAGCAATTCCATGAACATTTGTTGTGTCTGCTGAGTGTAAACCAATAGATGTCTCTATTTCAGTTGCAACATAAGCGTTTCTAGAAGTTGTCATGCTTGTTTCTGATGCTGTAATTGCATCATTTACTGACGTATTTGTTGCAAGAACGGTTGTGTCTGCAATTCCATGAATGTTAGTTGTATCTGCGCTATAAGTTGTAAGTGCTGCTGAGATTGCATCGTTTACTGATGAATTTGTTGCAAGTACAGTGGTATCTGCAATACCATGAACGTTTGTTGTATCTCCATTGTGTGTAGTGATTGCATCAGAGACTACATCTCCGATCATTTCTACTGCAGAAGCGAGTTCTCCAAGAGTATCCAATGCTGCTGGAGCATTTGTGATAAGGGAGCCTAGTTGGGAGATAGGAATTTGTCCTGAGCCATTAAGTGTGGCAACACCACCAGGCTGTGCCTTTTCTGAGTCTAGTATGAAACCTGAAGTGTCGAGGTCTCCAAAATCTTTAAAATATGATAGGGCAGACCATGAGTTGGTTCCGTCGCCCATCTTGAACATGCCTGAATCGGTTTCAAAACCAATTTCACCTGCTGCTAATACTGGGTTTGCTGCAGTCCATTGTGACGCAGTACCTCTACGCTGTTGCATTCTAGTTGCCATTTATATCTCCTTATGGGTGCTGCCCATTATTCTCTTATTATAACATCAATTTATTAGTTGAAGTTATCTACTGCACTACCGCCATCGAATACTACTGTCCAAGTTGTATCACTTGGTCCACCAGCATCCAAACCTACACCCAATGGGCTATTAAAAGTTCCAGCATTATAGAACTGCGAAACAATGAAACCTGTTCCATCAATTGCAGTATCGTGAATGTGCTCTGGAAGTGTGTTTGTATCATCAATAGTTGCTTGGGTATACCAAGAACCGTTGTAATAAAAATTAATTCTACTTGTTAAAGTGTCTAACCACTGTGTTCCATTAGTTGGTGAAGAAGGAGGAGTTGGGCCTACTGCCATTGAATGACTATCAACATACTCCTTAGTTGCTGCATGTGACGCTGTTGTAGGTGTTCCTACTGTCACTGCATCTCCAAATGTACCGCCGTTTGCTACGACTAATCCATTTTTGACTCTAAAGTCTTTGTCAACTGTTGTCATTTACTGCTCCCTCTTCCAACTATTTTTATTTTTTATTACGCTACTAATGTTCCGACAACAGTTACTACTGAAGTGTTGTTGGCGGTTGTTACTAGAAGTTGTACATTTGCTCCTGAGATACCTGCAGAAATTGCTGATGCTGAACCGTTAGTTCCAACAATTCCATACTCTGTGATTGCAACGTTATCGTTGGCATCAAGTGTTAAAAGTACCTTTGAGATTTCTGTGTGATCTCCATAGGCAACCTTTACAAGATATTCTGCTGAGCGATAATCAGCCTTTGCAAAGGCATGTGCTACCTGAACTCCTGCTGTTGCTGCTTCAAGAGTTGCTGCAACCTGCTTAGCAACTGAGTTTAACTCAACTGCTGTAAAGTTTGGAACAACTGCTTCAAGAGCATCTACTGCTCTTTGTGCTGTGAAGTACTTATTTGTTGAACCTTCTGTCAGATCATTAGTTGTAGAATCTGCTACACCATTTTCTGCTGAAATTGTAAGACCATTTTCGTCACCAGTAATAGTGATGTTTGTCTTTGTAGCACCAACAATGAGTGCTGCTGCTGCAGTCTTAGCACGAGTATCTGTGAAGTAGAGACTTCCTGATTCTGCTACATCAGAAGTAACAAGTGCGTCTGCGTGATCGATTGCTGCTTGCTGTGCAAGACCAATTTCTGTGCTTGTCTTGTATGCTGACCAAACTTCTGTTGAAGAAGATGATGCATCATTGATCAAGTCATCTGCATAGTCCTTAGCATCTTGCTCTGCTGTATCAGCATATGACTGGTAAGCAGTTGTGATTGCTGTCTCACGGTCATTTGTGTAAGAATTTGCTGATGTTACTGCATCTGATTCGGCTGTATCAACATACTGCTTTGTTGCTGCGTCTGTATTTGCTGTAGGTGTTCCAAGACCAGTAATCTTGTTTGATCCCATTGCAATTTCGCCAGTCATTGATCCGCCAGCAAGTGGAAGTTTGTTTCCAATTGATACTGCAAGGCCTGCAGCATCTACGTTATCGCCAAGTGCTTCAGCAAGTTCGTTAAGTGTATCTAATGCTGCTGGTGCTGAATCTACAAGATCAGCAACTGCTTGAGAGATTCTTGCTGCAACTGTGTTTCCACCATAGCCTTGTGTTGCAAGAACATCTGCACCCCACTTGACAGAAGAACCTGCTGCTGGAGTAAGAACGATATGAGAATCAGAGTTGATTGTCATTGCTCCTGCGCCAGTGAAGTTAAGTGTATCTCCAATAGTCTTATTTGTTAATGTTTGTGTGTTGGTTGTTCCAACTACCGCACCAGTTGCACCGTGTGCTTCTGTTAGGTTAGAGTGTGCTGTAAGGGCTGCTGCTGCATCAGTTGCGGCTTGTGCTGCTGCACCAATCGTGTCCCAAAGACCAGTGTTAGCAGTTACTGCTCTCTGATCAGTAAAGTACTTGTTTGTACCTTCTGTAAGATCACCTGTAGTATGATTTGAAATATCTGATACTTGACCAGTTACATCACCAGTTAAATCTGCTGTAATTGTTCCTGCAGCAAAGTTACCATTAGCATCACGCTTTACAACCTTGTTTGCTTCGTTAGCAGATGTTGCTGTACCACCGATAAGATCAATAATATAATTTTGATCTGCTGTTTTCTTTGTAAGAACGTCAAAATTGTTAACTGTCGCTGTTGTACCTTCAACAATGAGACCACTCTTAATTTTAAAATCTTTATTTACTGTTGCCATTTTTTATATCTCCTTTTATTATGCCTTAAGTCCCATACGAGCATATCGTACAGTGACTGGCTTGATCGCAGGATCTGGAGTGACTGTTAAGGCCACGGTATTTCCAGTGCGAGAGACATTAATGGTGCCAATATTCCCATCATTGTCGATTGTTCCATACTCACTGACAGAAACACCGTCTCCGTCAACAAGAATTGTCATTTCAGTTGCGTAGAACTTGTTGTCCCCTGCTGTGGTCTTTGATATTGAAACAATATACTTAACCATACGCCAAACTGTAGCATCAAAGTTATCAATAACAGTTACGTTCTCAATTCCATTGACTGTGTTTTCATTGTTACCTGCTGATCCTAAATCTGTTGATTGAGAAACAAGGGTATCGATTAAATCTTCATAGTTTTCTTGAGTAGGTCTATCACCTGTTTGAAATAGACTTTTAACTCCTGGGACTGATATCTTTGCCATACTGAGATTATATCATGGATTTTAAAGTATATAGTTATTCAGACCAATGACAGCGATGCCAATTGGCGCAGGAGAGGCTGCTGAGTAGCCTGGAATCTGAATGTTTGTTATCCGTATCCTAAATGGTAACACTTCGTTAATCTTAACTATTGGATAAGGTTTTGAGATCTTTATAGCCCCGTAAGTTACAGCATTAATTGCTGAAACTTTTCTCTTAGTATTATTATTGATTATTGATGTGGCCATTAATCAGTTACATCTTCAATAACAATTACGCTACCCTGGCAAACTGTCCAAACAGTTTCATTTCCTGGGGCAGACAACTGAATATCAAATATGTCTCCAGTCTGTAATGTTAAAGATTGTGTTGCTGATAAAAATACTGTAAATTCTCCTGGAAGGTCATCTGGATCTGCAGCGGGACTTAAAGTCATAACAACTGAAGCATCATCACTAATAATGCCTGGAATCGTATTTGGTCTTTTGATTTTCATGGCTATTGACCAATCTGGCACATTGAGAGGTGCCTCTAAATCATCAGTAACGTAAACCTTAAATGATGCAGTATCTCCACGGACAAATGTCCAAGTAACTTGTGGTGGCTTTGAGCCAACATCATACTGAGATTTTTGAGAATTCCTATTTGTTGCCATTTTTAAATTATACCACGAATCTTTGGTTTATACCCAGTCTTTTGGGAACTCCGCAAAGTCATCATATCCTATAAAACTAAAAACATCTGACTTTTTAGAGGAAATCATATCTCTTTGAATATAAGCAGTAAAAGTACTTCTAGGGGTTCCGATAAACTCCTTTGACTGACACATTACCAATAATCCAATTAGACCAAAGACGATCTCTGACTGGCTAGGTAAAGCCAAAAACTCATCTGAAAAATTATCTACAATATAGTCATCTAAAAACGTAATATCTTTATTTTTAAATATTTCATTGTTTACATCATCTGTTAATACTACGGTTTTTAAATCATTATTTTTAAGCGCTTTGTCAAAATCTTTCTCTGAAAAACTGAATGTTCTTTCTGCATGATCTGTAAGCCTTACGTGCATGCCACGAAATTCTCCAAGACTGTTGGCAATTTTGTTTGCTAAATTTATATAATCTTCTTTAAAAGTTACTTTTATTTTATTTAAAAATTCATTATCTTGATTAGCAAAAAAGGTTTCACGGTTGGCCAGGTTTGGACCAGACATATTATAAGACTTGTTTTCTTCAAAGATTAATTCTTTTTTATTAAAATATTCAGCACCTACCTGAATTTCTTTAGAAACATTTACATAATCTGAAAACAGATTGTCAGATATTTTAATTTCATCTTTAGAAAATTGATCTATTTTACCAAAAGCAATATACTCCCAAACCAAAGACTTATTAAAATCTATTAACTCAAAAAAGTTTACCATCTCTCTTTTAACAATTGAATCTCTTTTTCCAAAAACAACATTGTCACTAATTGGAAAACTATCAAGCCAGTTCTGTTGACTATCAAGTAAATTATAGATAACAAGTTTTTTATTTGTTATATAAGAAAGACCCAGACCTACTTCTAAACTAAACAGCCTGTTTGTAAGTCCTGCATGGTGTAATCTGTAAAATAAAAAGTTATCCATTTTGTTTTTTTATCCATTCATATGTTTGTTTGATTCCATCTTTAAGAGACATTGAGTAATCCCAGTCTAATTTTTCTCTAACTAAATCATTATTAGAGTTTCTGCCTCTAACTCCAAGTGGGCCAGGAATGTGCATTTTGCTAAGAGTTTTGTCTTCAATGCTACAAGCAATATCTACCAACTGATTAATAGTAACCATTTCTTCAGACCCAATATTGACTGGTCCAGTAAAGTCTGACTCCATAAGCCTTCTTGTTGCTTCTATGCATTCATCTATATATAGGAATGAACGAGTCTGTTCTCCATCCCCCCAAATTTCTATAAATCCATCTGACTGAATAACTTTTCTACATATTGCTGCTGGTGCTTTTTCTTTTCCACCATCCCAAGTTCCTTCTGGTCCATAAATATTATGATATCTGGCAATGGCTACAGGGATCTTGTTGTTTCTATTAAAGGCTAAGAACATTCTCTCACTAAACAGTTTCTCCCAGCCGTACTCGCTGTCAGGATCTGCAGGGTATGCATCAGACTCCTTAAGTCCAGGATTATTAACATCCAACTGCTTATAGTCAGGATACATACAGGCAGAACTTGAATAAAATATTTTGGTTTTATTAATATCATACTTTTCATTAAGTCTAGACTGCGCTCTTAATAGGTTAAGGTTTATTAGAGCAGAGTTTTCCATAATCTGAGAATCGTTTAAACCAGTAAAGATATATCCTGCTCCACCCATGTCTGCTGCAAATTGGTATATCTCATCAAATGAATCTATAGAACGATATGGAACTTCGTGGTAAAAGTTTCCTTGATATCCTTTAAACTGAATAACTTTTTCAACATTCTCATATACCGAAAGATCTCTTTCAACAAACTCGTCTGCTTGTGTTTCTGAAAAGTCTGGATGTTTTAAATCAACACCACGAACCCAGTATCCTTCTGATTTTAATCTTTTAACCATGTGGCTTCCAATAAAACCACCTGCACCAAAAACTAATGCCGTTTTCTGTTTCATTAGGCTAAACCGTTTTTCAATGCTCCCCAAGTTCCATTTCCTTTTGCTTGAACAATGAGTATTCCAGGATTTCCAGAATGAGCAACAATTCCTACTGCAACACCAGAGTTTTCTGGTTTTGCTCCTGACGAATCGTTTGCTCCTGAAATAAGCCCTCCAGTTTGACCAACATAAAGAATTGAGCCACTTGCAAATGTTGAAGTATTTAAACCTTCAAGAACTCCTCCTACTACAACTACACCATTAGCATTATTTGCTATATTAGTTTTTGCTAAACCTAATAATGTTTGTGTAGAAGAACCAGTGAGTTTTGTTATTAGAGTTCTTTCTGATACTGAACTATATCCAGAAGCATAAACAGGGTCTCCTGCTGATATTGATGATCCAGTTTCATTTCTTACACTAATTTGAAAATATGAAAGGCCTAAAGGTGGAAGAATCTCTTCTAGTTTAGTTACTAAATCTTTAATATCTCCGTGTACATTCACGTTATCGCTTGCTAAGGGATACGGTAAGCCTAGCCCGTTTAATTTTGTTGCCATAGTACTTTTATTATACCATTGTTCAGAGTTGACTTTTGAAGAAATATCATGCTATACTAGGTAGTAACACCTACCAAGGTGTTATTGTTTTCTAAGGAGGAAACTATGATTAAATTTATCGAAAGAAACAAAGAGATCATTAGCACACTCAGTATATTGACTTTAGTAGTGTCTTTGTCAAACACTGCTAATGCTGAAACACGAACAAGTGACAAAAACAATTTGAGTATAGAACAGGCTCAGGAGCAAGGAAACGCCTCGAAAGAGGTTTTTTTGGTTTCTAAAGCAAAAAGGCTAGAGAGTTTTGAGAATAAGACATCTCTGACCGATATTGAACTAAAGGAACTGCTTTCTCTAGTAGGATTTAAGGGTAAAGACCTTGTGGTTGCTTGGGCGGTTGCTAAAAAAGAATCTAATGGACGACCATTGGCTTTTAATGGCAATCACAAGACTGGTGACTCGTCTTATGGAATGTTCCAAATTAATATGATTGACAACCTTGGTCCTGACCGTAGAGAAAAGTTCGATCTTGACTCTAATGCTGAACTGTTCAATCCCGTTAAAAATGCTGAAATTGCATACTACATGACAAACGGTGGAGACGATTGGTCTTCTTGGAAGGGCATTACGCCTAAGACCAGAATGTGGATGAGCAAGTTTCCTAAGTAGGCCATTTGTTTGCTGGGCAAGTTGCATGCAAAAGTCTTGACTTAGCAACCATAAAACAGCCACACAAACTACATTGCTTAGTTGCTAAAAGGTTTGGGCATGATTTACATATGTCATATCTTTGGTCTGCAACATTCTTATGAGCATATTCAGTATTTGGATTAATAAAATCCCAAGGCCTTGTGTCTCCAAGGTTTTCTATCCATTGATCAAACTTATTTTTCATTTTTTCTCCTAATCTGTATTAGAAATATCATACCACTGCTTGCCATCATGTGTCAAGGCGTGTTCTGTAAAGTATATGTCGTATGGCTCACAGTTTATAGATATTACTTCAACTGGGAACTCAAGCATTTCTAGTTCGGTTATTGATTCCCAGTTTCCAAGGTAGTCTCTAATTAAATCTGTTGAAATAACATCTCTTGACCATACAAACAATATTTCTTCATTACGCTTAACCATTATTACGTGGTTAGGGCTAAATGCATCTCCGTTAATTCTGTATGTCTTGTCTGTTGTGTGTCTAGTCACACTATTAACAGTTGTTATAACATTTTCAAATATGACATCGTCAATTGTTGACCAAGTCAATAGTGAAGATGTTGTTGCATCTGTTTGAG